ACAACGAATCAGATTAATTTCAACAGGGGGCTTGCAAAAGCCCTTTTTTATGTTTAGGATATAGGTAAATCAATTGAGGAACACTTTATGACATTACTGAATGAGCTACCTACCATTATTGATGAATCTGGAACATACCTCACTCGCTCGGGTGATACAGTTCGGATTCATGAAGTAAAACAGAACAGCAATCCAGAAACCACATCATTCGATGCAAAGGGAACAGTTCGATATCTGAAAGAGGGTAATTTTCGATATACTCAAAAATTTAATATCTGGCACGTTAGTGGTCGATTGTCTGTCTTTTCTGTTAGTGAACATGACATTGTTAGTAAGAAAATGATTACTCTCCAATAGAAATACTGATACAATACACTGTACTGAGAAATTAACTAGGAGATACAAGAGTTATGGAATACACAAGCAAATTTTTCAAAAACAACGCAGTTTTCAAGCCAATGGCTGAAACCGAATACTTTAAGTGGTTGATGTCCAATAAATTTGATAACATCAATGCAATCACCACAAAATCAAAGTTCCTGAGTGAAGTCTACGGATTTGTGAAAGGCGTAGATCGAATCAGTTCTGATGCTTTAAAAGCAATGAAAACTATTGAAGGATTCTACTTTGACTTTTACGTGTTGAAGAAAGGCAAATACGCAACTACTCGGGATGTATATTAAAATGGGAATTGAAAGAGATGTCGAACAAGTAGAAGATGAGCTTAGAAATTTGAGAGATAAAATTATAAATTTAGAAAGCGCACTTGATACCATTGTATCAGCATTGATGGATGATCAAATTAATCGACTCAACAAAGTGATTGAACCATTGTATGGAATTACGTATGAGTGAAAAAACATCAAGTGATACTTGGCGTGATCGGTTTTTGTGCTTCGCATTATTCTATGCCACATTCTCAAAAGACCCTTCAACCAAAGTTGGTTGTGTTATCACAGACTCACTCAACAGACCCATAGGGTTTGGTACGAATGGCTTTGCTAGGACTTACCAGCATGATGAGGCGACTTTTGGGGATAGGGTGGAGAAGTACAAGCGTGTTCTTCACGCCGAAGAAAACGCTATCTACAACGCTACAAAAGAGGTTCGTGGTGGTACGGCTTATATTTCTCACCCACCATGTTTACACTGCTCACATGTACTGGCACAAAACGGTATAAGTAAGGTAGTCAGTATTAAACCAACGGGAGAATTTGCTGATCGTTGGTGTATAAAAGAAACAACATTCGAACTAGACGCGCTTGGTGTTGAATTTGAAGTTGTTGAAAGACCAAGTAGTGATTCAATTGTGAAAGCTCTTGACCAATGGCAAAAAACTGTAATAGGATAAGGAATGAATTATGAATAGTGTAGATATGTTTTTTCAAGTTGTTTTGTTGTTTTGTTTATTGCTTTCTAGTATCATGGTTATTGTTGGTGTGATTTCTACGATTTCAACATTCAAGGCAGCAAAGCGAGATAGTGTTGATCTAGATTTCAATCCAAATTCGTTTTTTGTAGCTGTAGTTATGCCAATTTTGTATATGATTTCATTTGCAATCGTGTATAGTGGTGTGGTAGTATAAGATATAAATGCCGCGATTCCCTACACCAGCCTTCTAAGCTGGTACTTAAACAGTAGGATGGAAGTGAGGTGTTCGATTCACCATCGTGGCTCCATTTTTATGTGCCAACTAAGGATATATTTAAAATGTGTATCATCGTTGAAACCGTAACAGAATTTGAGAATGTTGAAGCTGTTGCATTTGGTCGGTACAAACTCTATTGGGAACCAGTGAACATTAACTTTGATGGAAAGTGGTCAATTGTAGAAATTTTTAAGGATAAGTGGGATGATGAAATTGTCTTTAGGGCAGAAGATCATGTATTGAAGCACAGCCGTAAAGAGAATGCAGACAGAATCAAAAAACTTGTAAAAATCGGAGATTTAAAAAATGACACCACTAGAATACAAATCACACATAATGCGAACTGTCGTCTATCCAACAAATGAACAGTTCTTTGATTCAACGCGAAAGCGCAACATCCGATACTTCACAAAGTACAAGCCGCACCTGTTTGGTCGTGTTCTGGAACGTGGAATTGATCAGGCAACTTTCAAAGAAATCTTTGAACTTCTGTTTGAGCGTCATTACGATTATCTTCTGAACATCTTTGAAAACGACAAAGAGAAAATGAACTCTGAGGATTCCGTTGCTATATTTGTTCGCAGAAGTGATGTTAGTATCTGCTTCATCGTTTTTGATGATGAGAAAGATGGGTTTTTCAGTATGATGCCTTTGACTGTTCTGGGCAAATACGAATACAAAAAATGTGACTACGAGATTGAACTATGATTATGTTTCTGGATTATCTTTTGTATTGGGTATTGTGTCTTTTTGTATACTGTGCGATTGACAAGATATTTAATAAAGAACCTTTAAAATTAATTATAAATGAAAACTTAATTAAAACGGGTTTTTTTTCTCTTTTAATATATCTTACAATTTTTTATTTTAGCAGGGAATTGATGTACCTATGAAGAATGATCCATTCACATGGAAAAGGTTTGACTGGGAACCACTTGACTTTGAAGAAATGGAGTCAGTGACAAACGAGGAAACGGGGAAGAGATTCTACAAGACGCCTGTAGGGAATCTTCCATCCATGACCACCATTCTAGGAATTTTGGATGATGGTGGTATTGATGCATGGATCAAGCGGGTTGGTGTTGACGAAGCAGAGAAAATCAAGAACGAAGCATCGGCTCGTGGAAACTCACTTCATGATCTAAGTGAGGGATATTTGCGGAATGAGATAGAACGCTCTCAGCTACACGGTAAGGGCAAGGTGTTGTTCAACCGTGTTAAGCCACTACTAGACACCATAAACCCCGTTCTAGCCACTGAGATTCCCTTGTACAGCAAGAAATACGGGTTTGCTGGTCGTGTTGACTGTATCGCTTACATTGATGGTGTTCTCTACATAATAGACCACAAGAACAGCCGTAGAGCATTTAACTTTAAAAAACAATACGCTAGAAGAAAATATTTTTGCTACGTATTGCAGGTTACAGGTTACGCCATTTGTGTTGAAGAAATGTTTGGACTCAAGGCAACAAAAGGGTGTATCATTGTAGGCAATCACGAACTGTCTAATTCAGATATGTTCAAATTCTCTATCGACAAATACAGGGGTGAGTTTGAAAAGCTGATTGAGATTTTCAAAGGAACTCGTGACGAAAAAGATTCTCTCTACTACAAACTATAGGAATATTCTAATGAAAGGTTTTGATAACTTTATGTCTGAAAATTTTAAAAGCATTGATGCTGAAAAAGAATCAGAATTATACAATGCTTTTTACAGGACGTATCTTCGTGGTTATAGTGACGCTACTTCTGATTCAGTCGATCAACTAAAACTAAGAATGCAAGAATTTGGGGAATTTTCTTATGTTAATAAAGGATAAAATTCTAATTGGCGCAAGTGTTGTAGTTCTTATGGGGCATTTGTTTCTAACAAACACGGCGAATGCATCAACGTGCGAACCACAAGAAAAAATGACCAATCAACAATGGTACAATGTATCAAAAGGTTATTACGCGGCTCTTGATCATGGATATGGACTCACGTTAGCAGCTATTATTATTAAGGAGAGTCAAGGTGGGTTGTATCGAGTCAATCCAGAGTCAAAAGATTTTGGATTGACTCAGATTAACATCAAGACAGCAATTTCTAGACTAGGATATAAAGACACACCTTTCATGCGCTCTGTAGCAGCGTCTAAGATCGTTTTTGATGATGACCTAGCCATTGCCCTTGCTATTAAAGAACTGTTGTACTGGGACAGCCGTAGGGGTGGGCAATGGAGTCATGTTGTGGCATCCTATAACTCAGGAAACAACATGAACAAAGGACTAAAAAATTACTATCCGCGAGTAGCAAAACTTGTGGAACAACTCAAGGGGTGTTTTAAATAAATGATGTTTAGATCAAAAAACGATTTCTGTCTATATCTTGAACAAATGAAAAAAGACCTAGATTTTGATAGCTATATTGAAACCATTCTTCATTTCTATGAAAATGAAACTGATCAGGAAATAGAAGACATAGCTAAACTCTTAAACAAAAAATTGATTGACTCTATTGAACGTGAGGGTGTAGACTTAAAATTTATAAAGGGTCATTCTATGGAGAGCTTATTCTGATGAAATTATTTCTTGACACAGAGTTTAACGGATTTAAAGGTGATCTGATCAGTATCGGTATGGTCGCAGAAGATGGGTGTATATTCTATGGTGTTCGAAACGAAACAAAATCTATGAATATTGACCCATGGGTTAGTGAAAATGTAATGCCTTTTCTTGACAAACACCCACTGGATAACATTATCCTATGGGAAAATGACGATACTATTCAGAGTAGATTGCAATGGTATCTTTTGCAATACACAAATATCGAAATAGTTGCAGATTGGCCAGAAGACATTCAACATCTATGTAATCTTATGATCACTGGTGCAGGGACAATGATAAAGACACCAAACGTGATGACGTTTACCATAGATCGCAGGCTTAACGGGTTATCAGAGGTTCCACACAATGCATTATATGATGCTATTGGTAATCTTCAACATTATATAAGTATGGATGAGTGAGATGATCGGATTCACAGCTTATCAAAAATACCTTGCCATCATGATGCACTTTAATGATAAGATCAATTATGATTATTTCAAGTACAATGGTAAGACCAGTGTAAAGCTTGAAACTTTCAAAAAGAACAAGTCAAACGTGTATAAATACGCAGGTATAGAAAAGCGTGTGGGTTTTGATGAGCTTGAAACTTTCTTTTTTGTTAATATGGAAGATGGGTATAAGAAATTTATTCCTCAGATGTGGTACAAACATTATAAGAAATGTCTTGACAGAATAAATATGTTTGATGTAGAATTCGATGACGATCTCTACAGCATCAATGAGATGATAGAATCCACTGGTTGTGGTTACAAAGACTTATTCAATGGTGGAGAATTTCACTTGCATCCTTTGTTGTACGTATGGTATGATAAGGGAATGGTTTCAAAAAACACAGTGATGTTTATTGATGCATATATATCTAGCATCTTTGAAGAATCACACAGTTCTGATCCGCTTCTATGGAAAGAAGTGGTTGACAAGCATAGGCAAGTTACAGGATTTTATCGCCGTTGCTACTTCTCTCGTTTACATGACATGGATGAAATGAAAAAATTTGGACAAAATAAATTATTAAAAAACTTTTAGGAATAATTAATGACTAATTTCAATGCACTAAAGAAAAAGAAAGGCAGTAACCTCAAGGCAATGGCAGAGAAGCTTGAGACTATGAACAAAGGTAGTGGCGGCAAAAAAGATGAACGTATCTATAAGCCGGGATTTGACAAGAAAGAAGGTATTGGTAATGCAGTTATTCGTTTGCTTCCTGCACAGGAAGGGGATAACTTTGTTCGCCAGTTCAGCCATTCTTTCAATGTTGGTAGTAATTTCTACTGGGAAAACTCTCGATCAACTCTTGACGAAAAAGACCCTGTAGGTATCTCGAACGGCCTTTACTGGCGTTTGGGTGATGAATCCGAAAGCACAGAAGACAAAAACAAATACCAGAACATTGCGAAAAATCGAAAGCGCAAGACAAAGTATTTCTTTAACGTCTATGTGGAAAAAGACAAGAACAATCCTGATTGCGAAGGTCAAGTAATGATCATGGAATGCGGGCCACAAATCTTCGCAATTATCGAAAAGGCTATCAATCCAAAGTTCGAAGACGACGAAGCAATTGATCCGTTTGATCTATGGGGTGGCGCACCACTGAAAATTCGTGCATTGGGACGTGAAATTCCTGATGGTCGTACTGGTAATAAAGTGATTGTACCAAACTACGAAGAATCATTCTTTGGTAATGTTGCCGAATTCATGGATGGTGATGAAGATAAGATGAAAGAGGTCTTTGAAAAGACCTATGATCTTTCTAGTTTCGCCGTTGTGAAGCCGTTTGACGAGCTTGCAGCGCGGTTTAAGCAAGTGACCGGTGAAGACTACGACAAGCTTGATAAAACCTCTGAGGATCACGCTAAGGAAGCAGAAGAGGACTTCCGAGAGCAGTACAAAGAGTTAAGTGGTAAAGATGATGAAAAATCTGAACCAGTAGAAGAGAAAAAAGAACCAGCTAAGAAAGAAGTGGTTGCTGATGCTGACGACGATGACGATGATCTGTTGGATGAGTTTGCAAGACTAGCAAACGGCGATTAACAAGAGGGGCTACGGCCCCTTTTTTCCTTTACATATAGAGGTTAATATGAAATTAGTAGAAACAGTTACAACATATAACACGTTAGAACTATTGAAAGGTATGGTTGATATTTCGGCTGATCATTTCAATAAGTATGATCATGTAAGTCCATTTGAGAAAGCAACTATTTTTAGTTTTGGTCGCCAGTGTGGACACACAGAAGCAATCAAAGAATACGTTAGTCAATCAGAAGATGAAATTTTGGTAGTATGTCGTAATCAATATGCAGCTACAGAATTTAATAGAATTTTGGGCTTTAATGCAGCGGTTTCAATTAGTGATTTTAAAAGATTTGAAAAGTTTAGAGGGTGTAATGCAGAACCAGTTAAAATGATTTTTGATAGCTGCACAACGGATCAAATCCTACCTTTTATTTTGGAATCATTGGAATATATGGTTTACGATATAAAAGCCATTGTAATTGTACAACCAGTCTTTTAAAAATTCTCTGATTTAATACAACATAAATCCCTTGTAGAAATCAATCTAAACAATTTTCTACAAGGGATTTTTATGTTAAAACAAGAAGTTATTTGTCTAAACTGTGATCAACAATACATTATAGTGAGTGTGAATTCGGAAATTAGTTATTGCCCGTTCTGTGGTGATGACATTGGTGGAGAAGATCAGCGCGGCGAACTTGATATGAGTTCTGACGATGAGTAAGGTTGCTATGGTCGCTGGCATCGACTACAGCTATACTACACCAGCAATTGCAATTCATCCTATGAAGCCTATAGTTAATTTCAATGATGTAAAGGTATTTTTCTATACTTCTGAGACTAAATATAAGTCTGTCTTCAACAAAAACATCTATGGAATGTCACATATTCCTTATGAATCTGAGATGGAAAGATTTGACAATATTAGTGAATGGGCGCTTGCTATTTTGCAAAAGTTCAACGTAAAACAAGTTGCCTTAGAAGGTTATAGCCTTGGCTCAAAAGGGAAAATTTTCGAAATAGCTGAAAATACAGGCATTCTTAAACAGAAGTTATGGCAAGCTGGAATTGAGTTCACCACACCTGCACCAACCACCATCAAAAAACACTTTTGTGGTAAAGGCAATTCTAAGAAAGAAGCCATGCTAGAAGCGTTTGATGATCGGTTTGACACAGACTTAAAAACCATCATGAATTATACACGAAAAAATGTTGAGTCGCCTATCGGTGACGTGATAGACTCCACGGCTATTGTAGACTATTTAATCTGCAATAACATTTAAAATCAAAGAGGAAAGCAATGACAAGTAATGTAGTTTCAATCAGCCAAAAGAAAGACTTAGGAAAGCAAATGTTATCTCAATCAAAGTTTTATATGGGGTATTCCCGTTGGGATGATGAGAAAGATGGGTATGAGACTTGGGATGAAAGCGTAGATCGTGTTGTTCAAGATATGCATAAGAAAAAGTATGCAGATATAATGACACCAGAACTGGAAAAATTGATTGACTTTTGTGGCGAATCATACAAAGAAAAAATTGTTCTAGGCGCTCAAAGAGCTTTACAATTCGGTGGTGATCAATTATTTAAACATAACTCAAGAATATATAATTGTTCTGTTAGTCATTGTGACAGGGTTTCATTTTTTCAAGAGGCTATGTATCTTCTTTTATCTGGTTGTGGTGTTGGATTTAGTGTTCAGAAACATCATATCGAAAGAATTCCAAAGATGAAAGAGCGATACGACAAAAAAACAAAAACGTTTGTAGTACCTGACTCCATTGAGGGGTGGGCGCAATCCTTTGGTGTGCTTATGTCATCCTATATGGTAGGTGGTGGTGAGTTCCCAGAATATGAAGGATGTCACGTATACTTCGATTTGTCTAAGATCAGACC